TTGAACTTGAACTTGAACTTGAACTCGCCATTTTTTATTTTTTTATAATTCCAGCCATTTTTCTTAAAACGTCTGTTGGTACCCCAACTAGACTAGCTATTTGAGATTTTTTATATTTAACTTTTTCTATTTGAGTTTTAATAACGTTATCCGTTACTAATTTTTTAACTTCTTTTAATACTTTATCCATTAATATTCCAATAACCGCATCCCTAACTGACTGTAATGCAGCTGTTAGTAATACACGATTTTTTTTAATGAAAGCTTCAGTGTCATCAAAAACTTCACCATAGATAATTGAGTGATTTACTGCTAGAATGATAATTAATTTTGGTGCTAATATTGAATTAAATATAGCAGCCATTACTTGCCTTAACATTTTTTCAATAAAATTAATTTTTATATTAAGTTTATCATTATTACCAACACTATTAGCTGATTCGTTTGCTAAATCATTTAAACCATTTCTTATTATTGTAGTGGTAATCTCCATTAGGTTATCACTTTGTGATTGATTATTAAGGCTATCTAAATCAGAGTTTAGTTTAGTTAATGTATTAAAATCAATTGTTGATTCGGCATCACCGCAAGTAGTGATAATGTCAACACCTTTCCTTCTAATCTCACTTCGATAATCAATAGAAGATAAATCTTCATTAGTAAACGTGAAGTAACTATCATCTATTATTATATCATCATCACAATCTATTATTCTATTGATAATATCCTCAATCTTTATTTCGTTTTGTATTTGTTTTTTACTCTTATCAATCTTTATACTAATTGAACCAAAAATAGATTCTACTATATTATTAATTAACTTAGCTGAATTAAATAATTGAATACTATCAATATAATCATTATTTAAATCTGGTAGTTTTTTATTTATAGCGTAGTGTTCATTAGGTTTTATGTTTATAGTATTATTTGGTAAGTTTGTTCCTGATGGCGCATATTCATCAAAACGAATGTCTAAAATTTTATTATTTGTTGTGGATAACCCCCAACTATCAACATTACCATCGTTTTGTATTGTATTGTATAAAAATGTGTTGAAGTCTGTGCTATTTGATAAATTAAATACGTCATTATATAATAGTTTACCAGCGTCTGAAATTGGGTCAACTTTAAACATCCCTAAGAAATCAATTTTATTAAGTTCGATAGTAATACCATCATTAATAAATGAATCTGGTATTTTTGGGTTTACACTACAACTAACCATAGATTTTAAAGCTTTTTTAATTGCTTTTTTAACATCTAATTCTATTTCATCTAAGTTGTGGGTTAAAACATCTACTAAAGATTCTTTTAATGATTCAAAACCAATTAAAGATTTAAGTAAATCAGTTAAAAAATCTAAACTATTTGTTTTTTGAGATATTGATTGTAATGAGTTTAGAATAACCTTTTTAGGGTATCCTTCAGCAGAAACCCTTAATGCAGCAATTTGCCCAAATACATTAGATTTTTCTTTAGTAACGTCCATTATTTAAATTATTTTGACTCTGAGTTACGATTCTCTATTAATTCCCTAACCCTAGCAAAACTATCTTTACTAACAATATCTGGACTATTGTTTATTGCCACCGCAACATCACCACTATTTTTGATAATTTCGTTTTGAAGTTTACCAATGTCTAATTTAATTTTAATTGCCGAGTCTTTAACTTTTAATGCATCTGTTTTAGCCTTAGCTAATTTTGCCCACTCATCAACGTCTTCTGGGTTTGATGCAGCTGAAATTTCATTGATTACCTTTTGAGCGTCCTGAATTTGAGTGCATGAGTTATTGTAAACCTCTTGCATAACATTCTGAAGGGAGTCATTACTATTTACTTCAATTTTTTGTTTTTTACTTCTAGCCATAACATGTCTGTTTATTATAAATAGGTAAAAATAGTGTTTTATTATAAATAACCCTCTTCTATCTTATCACCCTTAATTAACTCATATATGGTTTTATACCTACGCATAGCAATCCTAATATCCTTTGTGATTAGGTTTGTATTTTCTCTAATAGTTGCTAAAATAACATTTTTGTTAAATTTAGACCCACCTTGTAAGGTAGAAAAAAGGATTTCCCAATTATTAAGTATATCAACTAAAGCTTCACCAACTTTTCTTTCGTTTTCGGTCATTTTTTTATTACCATCAACTCCCTCATTTTCAATCTCTTTCTGAATTTCAATGACAACTGTATTAATTAAGTCTGATAACTCATAGTCGGTGTCTGATAAGTGATAAACAAATTCATCTTTCTCATGTACTTTAGAAATTGACGTATCAAAATCTAAAGTTTGATTAAGCATTTTAGTGTCTTTAATCATTAACCCTATTATGTAATGCTTACATATAGTCCCATAATAAGAAAACGCACGTTTCCCTTTTGATGTGTCAAATTTATCAGCTTTTAAAATTAGATACGATAAGGTATCACTATGTACATTTTCAAATGAATAGTCTTTTCTATATAACTTATAACGCCTTATAATTGATTCAACCATAATGTTGAATGCTTCTCTTAAGTGTTCATTATAAATTTTATTTCTAATAGCTGGGTCATCTTCATTTAAGTATCTTACAACTGCGGCTTCTTGTTCATCCCCAAAATACAACCCATTTTTTCTTTTACGCCCTCTTTTTTTAGTCATTAAAATTTAGTCTTTTTTCTCATAAAGCTCTTCCCTATCAACTATATGAAAGCACTCTTTTTTTGCTAAAGCTAACCACCATCTTGATTCATCTAATGTTAACTCTTTCTTATATTTACTAAAAAGACCACCTTCTCTTTCATTAACGTGCTTATACGCTAATTTAGGGATAACCATTATAGAACATGCATTATGTGTCATTCTCAATAAGAACTCATATATAAAACTTAATTTTATACTCTCTTTAAGTCCACCGAATTCCATATAAGCTTCTTTTAAAACCGCCATACCATCAATGTTAAAGTTTTGATATCTTAATAATGCGGCATTATCTAAAAACCCTAATTCATCTGAAAATTGTGAAGCCCATACAGCTTCGTTTGTAAAGTTAATAAACTCACCTTCAGGTGTTACGTCTAAAATCATAGGTAAGAATATAGTTACTAGTGGTTCATGACTTCTATATTTGATAACATTGTCAACCCATATACTGGCTAACTCATCATCTTGTTCTAAAAATATAAACCAATCGGTTTTACATTCTTTAACACCTAAATTTAATTGAGCTTGGAAATTAGTATTTCCGTTGTGCGCAATTATCTCATAATTTAAACCTTCAATTTCTTTAGATAATTTTTCAACTAATTTATGGTCATCAGATTTCTCTTTAACTACTAATATTAAAGCATCAGGGGTTTGTTTTTGTGCCGCAACACTTAATATTGAATTCCTTAATAAAGTTTCATCCACTTCAAATACTGGGATGATTACACTAATTTCATTTTTCATTTTATTTCGTTTTTTGCTCTTCAATGTTTAATAATGCTTCGAATTCATTTCTTCTATTAGCTACGAACGCACCATATAAATTTTTAATATTTTCAATTTCTTTTTCTCTAGTGAATAAATCTTTAGATTCTTTAACACCATCGATAAAATCTTGAGGTACTGAGTCTTCCAACCAAACTCTCATGAAATCAGAAATTAAACTAGGTATCGCTAATACATTATTAGTCCAAATACCATTATTTTTTAATTCAATTTGCTCACCAGCTGAATCCACTTCCATCCAACTTGGTATCATATCAGGTATTTTACCAATAACTGGCGTTTCACATTGAATTGATTCTAATGGAAATGTACCGAAGCTTGAAATATCATCTACCCAAACAGATAAACAAGATTCACCTAATTGCTCAGCAAATGTTTTTCTTGGTAAACCCCTTAATTCCCTAAACGTAATCCATTTATACATTGGGTATTGTAAGTAAAATGTTTTAACAATTTTTAAAGCAGATTTTTGGTCTCTAGTTAAAATTGAAATAATTGGTTTTTTTGGTTTAACACTAGGTTTAAAATACTCAGGAATTGACGGTGCAATTGTGTAAGTGTTAACACTAGGGAATAATTCTTTAATGTGGTCTGCTTGTTTATCACTAGTTGTGATAACATCTCTAAACCCATAGTTTAAATCCCATCTTTCACCTATTTTTAATAATTCTAAAATATATGTGTATGATTGTGAAAGTACTATTTTTTTACATGGAAATTCTTTAACCTGTTCCATTACATTAGCAAAAATCTCAGGGACAATTAAATAATCAATTGCAGTTAAATTTAAATTTTGTTCCTCAACTGAAACATGAGGTAAATTAGCATATGCATCACCTAACCATTCATGAACACCATGGTAATCATTTTTTTCATGTAAAATATAAGCATTGTAACCTAAATCTGTTAAGGTTTTTACTTGCTCATAAATATTTGCAATCCCAGCAGTTGGGTTGCCTTTAGTATCTAAAGTGAAAAAATAGAAACCAAAGTCTTTATTATCTATTTTTTCAATTAAGTCTAAAACTTTCATTTGTTTTTTCTTTTCTTCCATTTTAATCCATTTTTTTTAATATGTCATAGGCTAATAGTGTGTTAAACGCTATTTTAAATCCTATTCCAGTTTCTTTTAAATTATTAGCTCCCAATGCTGAATCACCTTCTTCTTTTTCATCACCTAAATCAGCGATAAACCCTCTTATCAAGTCAAACCTAACACCATTTATTTCTTTGTGTTTTATATCTTCATTGTGAGTGATTTCAGTACTTATACGTTCCTCATTAGCATTAAATAATTCAACCTTTTGAGTTGTCTTTAAGTTTTCTTGTTTATCATCACCTAGTAATAAAAACGCATCAATTTCATCGAAATCAATGTAATAAAATTCACCGAATAATTCAATCATTTATAATCTCATTAAATTTTTCTTCGTTATCAACGAAGTCTAAAATACTATCTAATTCATAATCAGCGTCAGTATTTTTATTATATGAAGCATTAATTTTAACTGAAATTTTACCTTCAGGCTTAGCTTCTAAAGCTTTTGGGTTTGCAGTAACTAATAAATCAATATCGTCCCATTTTTTAGCTGTATCATTAACAAATCTTATGTTATTTCCAGTAAAACCTAACTTAGATAAGAAAAATAATGTTGAAGGAATTGCCTTGTGCGCATCCCTACTAATTATTATAATCTCATGTTCCTCTTCATCGTTTATATCAGCGATAAATCTATTTAAAATAGCACCGATATTTGCGTATGATTGGTCTGCGTGAGCAAATACCTCCATTGGCGCATCACTATATAAAAATTCATTAAGTTTTTTTTCTGATGGGAATTTAAAATATTTTAATAAATCCCATTCATCAATAACAACGTCTTCTAAATCTTCCTTATAGTATTTACCATAAACATATTTAAATTGCCCTATGAAGTCTCTTATCACCTCATTTAAAGTTATCCCTATTTTCATTATATAATTTTAATTAAAAATTCCATAAAGTAAATAACTTTGTTACTTTTTTTATACATCTTCATCAATTATTTTATAGTTATTGATTATTTTAGTTATTAAAGGGTTTCTTACGATATCACCTTCGTCAAATTCAAAGAAACCAATTTCTTTAATATTTTTATGTCTATGAATTGCATCATATAATCCAGTTTGTTCAATTCGTCTATATTTATCAGATTGGTCCATATCACCCGATATTATATATTTTGAATTGTAACCAATTCTTGTTAATAAGGTTTTCATTTGAGATGGTGACATGTTTTGCGCTTCCTCCATAAGTAATACAGCGTTGTCAATAGATTTACCTCGTATAAAACCTAATGGCTCCACCATTAAGTCTTCACATTCCTCAAGTTTAAATCTATTATCTTTACCAATTATTTTGTCAACAATATCAATTGATGATGCCATGTATGGTGCCATTTTTTCTTTTAAGTCCCCTGGTAAGAAACCTAGACTTTCTTCAGCTTCTACAGCTGGTTTCACAATTAATATTCTATTAAATGAGTTTGAAGTGTTTTGGATGAGTTGTAATGCGACTGCCATAGCAACATACGATTTACCAACTCCAGCTGGGCCAGAGCAGAATACAATCTCTTTTTCCCTTATTAATGTAGCATATTCTTTTTGCTTAACATTTTTACATTTTAATTGTACTTTCTTAGGTAAAATTTCATTTACCGAACTTACTTTTGCAGTCTTCCTAACTGTTGTAGTATTTTGTTTTTTTGCCATAAAAAAATGTGAGTCTTTTCTTAAACTCACATTTAATATAATTACAAAAAAACAAAACTAAACATAAAATGGCTATTTAGCCATTTTATTTTCATACTTTAACTCTAATTCAGATAATTTATACTTTTCAAAGATATTATCACCATTAATAGTAACGTCAGCAATAAATTTAATAACGTAGTGGCCATTGAATTCTACTATTTTATCAAATTTCTTAATATCATATTCATATTCTAACCCATCATCTGAACCAATTGCTTTATCACTAATGAAACCGACTTTATTAATATCTAATAAATCAGAAGCCCTAGGGTTCTGTTTAGCTTTTTTGATTTCTGAAATTAACATTCTTGTTTTTCTATCATACTCATCAGGGTATTGTGATAAATAAAATTCCATTAACCTCTCAGTTTCATTAATCTTTCTAATTACCAATTTCTTAGTATAAGATTCTATTTCAAATTTAGGTCTTATTTCTCTACTAACATAAATAGTTTTTTTAGATTTCATTGAAGATACCATATCGTCAAATGAAATTTCACCTAAAGTTCTACCACTCCAATTTTCAACCCCAATTAAATCGTGTTTTGTTTTATTTTCATCATAATCATCGATTTCAGTTTTATCTAAAACATTTAAATCTTTATTATCGAATGATTCCACAGTAGACTTAATAATATCCTCGTTTTTAATAACTAACTCAACATCATACGAATCAAATTCATCACAACTAATTTTAGATAAGTTATGTTTTTCAATGGTATATGTTTCAACTATGGGAAGCCCATCCGAATCATAACCAGTAATCTTAGCCGTCTTAGACTTAGATTCAGTCAAAATTTTATATAAACGCCACCTAAGTTCTTTTACTGGCATAGTTATTTCACCCCTTAATAGAGCATCAGCCATTGAACCTTGATTCATTGTTTCATGTACAGTACCTTCGCTCCCTAAAGCGTCTGAGTGTTGATTAAGTGAAGACTTCTCAACCCTAGATAATGCTAGTGATAGTAAAGTTATTTTTCTTTTTAAATATCTTATTATTGACATTTTTCTAATTTACTTAAATCCATTGTAATATCTTATAACCTACTAAATTGTATTTTTCCATTATCTAGTGGATTCAATATTTTGTAATACATCCATCCAATGGTCCACCATTTCGTGCATCATTTCCTTAAAGGTATATGTTGGTTTCCAATCTAACGTAGTTCTCGCTTTTGTTGAATCACCTTTTAAGTATGGTAATTCTTCAGGTCTCATATATTTTGAGTTCTGAACTACATAATCTTCATAATTCATACCCAAATATTTAAATACCACATCACACATTTCACGTACTGAATGAGTTTCCATAGTTGAAATTGCGAAATCATCGGCAACGTCATGATTAATTACTTTATACATTGCTCTAACATAATCTTTAGAATGACCCCAATCTCTATATGAATCCATATTTCCAAGTTCTAATTTACCTACCAACCCAAGTTTGATTTGAACCGCAGTTTTAACAACTTTATTAGTAACAAAATTACTACCCCTTCGTGGTGATTCATGATTGAACAAAATACCGTTGGTTACATGTAATCCGTAAGCTCTACGATAATGACGAACCATATTATAAGCGAAGACTTTAGCACACCCATAAGGTGAAACTGGATTCATTACCGAAGTTTCTCTTTGAAACCCATCGTCTTCTACTGTTAACCCAAACATTTCAGAACTTGACGCTTGATAGAATTTAGCGTTAGGACATAATCGCCTATACGCTTCTAACATGTTAACCACACCAACTGCGTTTGTTTGAACCGTAAATTGTGGAATATCAAAACTTACCCTAACGTGAGATTGCGCACCTAAATTATAAATTTCATCAGGCTTAATTTCAGTTAATAATCTTTCAATTGAAGTTTGGTCCGTTAAATCGCCATAATGGACGTAAAAATTTGGGTTTTTTCTAGCAGCGGCTAACCTACTTTGTTGGTTCTCAGCCACTGAATTTCTACGTACCATACCATGTACCGTATAACCTAATTCTAATAAATACTCAGTAAGATATGAACCGTCTTGACCTGCTATCCCCGTTATAAATGCTACTTTTTTACTCATTTTATTTATATTTTTTATTTATATTTTTTATTTGAACTAAATATAAATAAAAAATATGAATAAGTAAACATAATTACCTATTAAAAATATCCATTTTAGTTAAGTCAGGCCAGTCTTCAACTACCCATTGTCTAGGGGTCGTTTCAATTGCCTTTGATAATTTATCCAATCCCATTTGTGCCGTTTCTGGGGTCATATAATAATGATAACCAAATGTGTCTATATTTTGGTCTCTCCAAGGTATATCTGGTAACCTACCATCATATGACATCTTCTTTAACTTTATCGCATCTTTTTTATTATCACATAATATCATCCCACCTCTACCAAGGCTTAAATGTTTTTGATATTGGAAGCTCAAATTCATAAATGTATTTGGCACATAACTATTTTTTTTCCAAAGTACTGCCGCATCTATTACATTTCCATAACTTAAATTATAATAATCAACCCAATTTTCATCAGTCCATCTTAAGCTAATACCTAATTTATTTGCTAAAAATGGCACAGAAATATATGTATGTTTTGGTACATGTATACTTTGCACATCTTTTAATCTTAGACATAGTTCAATACCATGTGTACAACTATCCACCGCTATTGCGTATGGTGCGCCAAAAAATTCGGCAACTTCATTTTCGAATTGTGTTACTACTTTAAAACTCATAATTATCTATTTCTTCTTTTGTTACTCTGACATTATCGATATCATAGTTTTTTATTATGTTAATATAATTTTCATTATCCAATGGTTTACCAAATAACCCACCTGTAAAACTACTAAGGTTAATTGTTAGACTCCAATTATCATAAAATTCAGATTCTAACGTCTGTTTATATGTTGATTCTAAACCCTTTTCTATTCCTATGAAACAAACCTTAAAGTTAGTAAACCCATAAACCTCTTTTAAAGAAGTTACGATATGTTCCATATCATCAATTGTAAGATTATTCTCCCATGTATTATAAGAATAATTAAAAAGAGTCTTATAATCCTTTAATTTTTTAAACCTTTTTTTACATTTCAAAAAATGATTATAATCTTTTTCAGTATTCAAATCGTGGTGTGGAAATATAGCACCATGAACATCAGTATGGTCAGCATCATAAAATTTATTACTGGTTCTCATCGATGTTGGTAATGGAAGTCTTGTTTCTGGGTCAATGGTTAGTTGATTACATAACAAGGTAAAGTTGTTTTCAGGTTTAAGAATTTCGTTGAAATCGTCTTCTAAAATATGTTTAATGGTTTCAACCTTTAAAGTATTCATAAAATCAAAAAACCCTGAAAATTCTCGATAATTATAATGTTTTAATATATCTGAATTTTGACATCTACTCCCTAAGCTATGTATTGTTTTATATTTCATTTTTAATGTATTTTAAGTAAAGATGGTCTTCTGAAACTAGCATATTCATAGCGGTCTCAAAATTCTCTTTTACTGCTTCAATTTTAGAATTATATAAATCAAAAGATAATGATTCTATTTTGAAGTCGTCATTTAGTGTTATTATCCCATCAGTGTTAAAGAAATCACCTATATTTTCAATGCCATAAAAAATCGGTATTGTGCCAGTCATAAAACAATCAGTGATTTTTTCACTAACCATATTGGGGTACGTCCCATTCTCCATTGCAATGGAAAAACAATAATCTTTTAAACCATCAATCTTATTAGGTATTTCACGGAACCCTCTTCCGAAGTGGTCACAATGTGGACTGAATTTAGCAATCATTTCATGCCTATAAATATGAGCTGGGCACATCTTTTTATTAGACGCAATCATGGAAACCAATTTAGTCTTAGGGTACACCAACCCATCACTTTCAGCGATAAATGATTTACCACTAACTTGTAACGCAAAGATGTTAGATAGTTCGGTTAAACTAACGTCATGTGTGAATACTAACTTATAATGTTTCTTTAAGAAATCTAAGTTATTAGCACACCACTCATATAACCCAGTGTTGATGTCTTTAGATTCAGATAACCAACCATAATTTATTGTATTTGGATTTGGTGGTGTTTTAATTAGAAAGTCGATGTGCATAGATATTGGTGCTGTATGGCTACCCTTGACCCATTTTACATATAATGGTTCGTAACCAGATGTAGACGGACTATGTTGAAACCCACCACCTATCATATTTATTTCCACCCTATCATTCATCTATTAAATCTTTAAATTCTTCTTTTAAAAACGGCATTACCTCTTGTGATAAATGGATATCATCCATAATAAATTTAGGGTCAGTCCTACCATTTTCTAACATTAATTTTTCTGAAATATCTTTAAATATAATATCATTCTTATTACAGTTATATTTAAGGTGTTTATTAAATTCCTTTGTCATAACATTTCTAAAAATTTCATCTTTATATTCTTTAACTGGGCTATCACCTTTACGTGATGATGGTGGTGAACCATATACTCCAACATTAGAGTATTTATCATTTAGATAATCTACGGTTTTCATATATCTATCAACACACCTATATATCCCTTCAGTTATTAATATATCTTCAGCTTCAGCATTAAACCCAATATGGTTTCTAATATCTATTTCACCAAAACATAAGAATATATAATCTTTTTCTGATATCTCATATTCTTCAATTACCTGTTCAATTACTGGTAATTTATCGAATGAATTATAAGCCGTATTTGAACCAATTTTAATTGGACAAAAATACGGTATTCTCTGTTCGAATACATTGTGTGGTCTTAACGAACCACCACTTAAAGTATAACAAGTGCCAAATTCTGGTTGAATGTGTCTTAACCCATTCAACCCTTTATCGGTTCCAGAAAATACTGATACATGACTATCTCCAATTATATAAATCATACTTTATATACGGTTTTAATATTTTCACTTAGAATACTAGCGACAATAGAAATTGACGATAAATCTGCTTTCAATAAGTAATCACATTTTGTTAATGTAAGGATTTCTTGTAAACATTCAATACCTAATTTATATCTATGGTTTTTTCTAGTATCATGCAACCTAGCGTGTGGGTCATGATGTCTATTAGCTTTATCAGCTCTAAACATATTATCGTAACAAATAATTGGAACGTCTAACGCAGCTCTTAATTCTGGAATAACTAAACTATCATCTGTGGCTAAAAATATTTGTTCTATTTCTGGGTGTTTTAATAAAATTTCATTTATTTTTATAACGTAACTACTCAATGGTGATACATTATGATGGTGTTTCATATCAGTTAATCTAACTTGAACACCTAATGTTACTTTACCTTTAATATTATTGTCATAGAAATCATCTATTAATGTTTTAATATAAGATTTTAATTGGAAATTATAATTAAATTTTTCTTTAAGTGCTATGAAATTTTCTGGGTACATATACATATCTCTATTTTCGTATGTTAGCCCACCTATAACTAAACTATTCATGTTGTTAGTGGTTTCACCTTCAATATTAACTTGGTCAAAGTAATATTCCCAACAATTATTTGTGTTATGTAACAACGGTCCTTTTTCCGTACAGATACAATCTGTTTTACTCATATCAATATAAAGTTTTTCATCCTGTCCCACAAGTGATAATGTGCTCAATATGATAAACATATTACCAGCAAATCCAACACCACCTACTTCATGTTTTGAAGATATTTTTACAAATTCTAATTTATGATTCATATCCTAATTTTTTATTAATTGAGTTCTTGTCTAACTCGTTACCGTATAACCAATCGGTCATATCGGTAAAATTATTACTAGTTGGGTGAATGAAAATTCCATCCATCAACATACCAACACTAGTACTGAAAGCACTGTTACTCCCTAATAGAATGTCAGAGTTTACCATAGCAACCCACGTTTCATTATCAGAGATATCGGTATCGTATTTAATATTAAAATCTTCAAAACCTGTGGCGACAAAACCTTCTTTTTGTACGTATATAGTTATATCATACTTAATACCTCTTTCTTTTAAAGTCGTCTCTAAAATGTTAAGACTATCTAAATAATACTTATTACCTATAAATCTATGTCTATCATTGATTATATCACCTCTTCTAATATGAACGCTTACGTTAATAACGTCACTAGTAACTTTAGTTGGTATGACCAAATAATCTTTTTTTATTTCATCACGAAACCCTCTAATTTTGTTATATAATTCAAACTGTCCCTCAATTGGTGGTACATCATTATTTGACGATGGGTGTGACAAATATAACACCTCAGATAAATCTTCAATGTCGGTTATTTTTTTTTTCTCTAAATTTAGTATCAAATCCCATCTCTTACAATCAGATAAGTAATCAACTCTTTTGGTCATTGAATTTTTATCACTAAATTCGTTTGGTACTGCTTGATGAGAAAAAGGTGTTATTACAAATTCAGTATTAGTGATAATAGAATAACCAATAGCGTTTGTCAATAAAAACATTCTAGTCCCTAACCCATGTGGGAAAATTTCATTAGTTATATATTTACTCATAATTAATACCCAAGCTCTTTAGCTCCTTTTAAAATTAACTCTTTATCTCTTGTTGCAATTCTTTTCGCTGGCGAACCAACATAAATTCCCCATGGTTCAGTATCTTTTGTTAATAATGAATTAGCCCCAAGTACAGAACCTTCAGCTAATGTAACACCTGGCATTACAACTGAATTAACTCCAGTAGATGAATACTTCCTAAATATCACTGGTTCATTAATCACATTTCTATATTCTCTCGGTATAAATGGATTCAGGAAACCTTTTTTGAAGTCATCGCTTGCACATATAACTCGTGTACCAGTAGCAATTGCACTGAAATCTTCCATTATTAATACTGAATCACCACCACCAATTATACTAACTTGTGGGGCTATATGAATATAATCTCCAAGTATAGCTGAAGTAGAGAAATACACACACATGTCAATTGAAATGTGACTTCCTAATTCTATTAATTCTGGTCTAACTATTTGAGCTGACGAATCTACTCTAACGTCTTCACCCACTTTTTTAAAATTCTTATAATCCCCCATCTATTTTTAAATTTGTTCCAGATACATATTCATTGTCTACAATGAAATTTACCGTATTATATAATTCTTCAGCGGTACCAAATCTCTTTAACCCTACTTTATCTTTAGCCATTTGAACGTACTTCTCATCTACTCTATATGCCATACCACCATCCCAATAACCTAATTGGATTGTATTGCATGTAATGCCGAATCTTACGTTTTCTTTATTGGCGGTACCTATCAATCTATCTACGAATGCTTTTGACGCACAGTATATTGAATTCTTAGGTACGTTCATTTCAGAAAAAACAGATGATATCGCAATCACTCTTCCATACCCTCTTTCAATCATATGAGGTAAACATGCGGCTAACATATTTATATTCCCTTTAATGTTAACATCTAACATCTTATCAATGTCTTCTACGTCATCAGAAGTGATTTTACTTAAAAATGTATCATATTTAACACCACTCATATTCAAAACAATATCAACATTGTAATGTTTTTCCGCATCAGAAAACCATTGCTTAACTGATTCTAAATTGGTAATATCAACGACAGAACTACCTAACGGTATAACATGATATTTTTCAGCCAATAAAGGGACTAGTTTTTTACCTAACCCACCAGTTCCACCAAATACTGCAATTGTTTTCATATTAATCTTCGTAATTTATTACCATCGAACCCCAAGCCCATCCAGAACCTACAGCCGATAATACAATTTTATCACCCTTTTCAATTTCGTTATTCTCGAATGCATCATTTAACGCAATTGGTATTGATGCGCCAGCTATATTTCCATATTTATCTTGCACCAACTTTACGTTATCCATCGACATTCCGACTTCCTTTGCAACCACTTTTAGTATATTAATACTTGGTTGATGTGGCACTAATAATTTAATATCATCTACCTCAAGTTCAGCTTCTTCCATTACTAGTTTAATAGATTCTGGTAACACACGTATTGCTTGTTCCCATACTTCCTTACCCTTCATAGTAAACGGGTCCGATAACGGCATTCTAAATCCTGTCATACCTGAACCATTTCCATTTGACGCTATATTACTAACGTTCCAACCGTTTTTTGATGTGCCTAAAACTAAGCCACCAGCTCCATCACCAAAAAATACACAATTTCTATCATGAACATTTGTATGTTTGGAATATGTTTCGCTTGCAACAATTAGAATTTTTTTATAAGTTCCACTACTAATTAATGTTGATGCGAATGACATTGCATATACAAATCCAGCGCATACAGCATTAATGTCAAATGAAGGTACGTCTCGCTTAATGTCTAACATCTTATGTAACGTACATGCAGTTGATGGTGATATCTGGTCAGGACTTGATGTGACCACTATGATTAAATCTAATTCTTCTTTATCGGTTAATGAATTGGCTAAAGTCCTAATTGCGGCTTGATACGCTAAATCGGCTGTAGATTCATCTACTGTTATTCTACGTTCAATTATACCTAATTTATCTTCAACCCATTCTGGTGTTGTTGTGATGTGTTTACACAAATCTTCATTTGTTACCACATTGCTTGGTAAGTATGAACCTGTTCCAAGGATTGTTACATTATCATTTCTCATCTATAAATGTTTTATCTAATTTCTGTCCCTCATACGGTCCAGTTTTATATTCGTATACAATTGTATCATCTTCTAGAATTAAGTAAGTGTGACCACCGTATAGTGTAAAACTAGCGTCACCAGCCTTTAAAATCGGCTCCGCAATTATTGTATTATCTAAATCATAAAATATGCACTTCACACTTCCCCTAATTACCACCCAAGATTCTTGAGCTATCTGTTCTGGATAATGTCTATCTTTGGTTATGTGCCTATGAGGTGGGAAGGTTTTCCCTTTCTCCATTTTTAATGTTGCACATTGAATGAAATTATTTTCATCGACTACTTCAGTTCTACCTTCAATTTCATCTAATCTATTGATTATATGTAATAGTTTATCAGGTTCTATTTTAGAATATATTTTTTCCATATTAAATTTTTATCCATGTTTCAGGTACTATATCGTTAGCGTTATATTTGGCTAATGCTGGCCCAAACCATTTTTTAGGACCAATAACCACTTTATTTTCATTTTGATTTAACCAAGCACCCCACCAAGAAAATGATGAGTTAACAGTAATGTTATTTTCACAAAGAGACATTAGGTATATTTCAATATAATCCTTTTCATCTGAAATATAAACAACATTTTCATATTTTAAATTATTTTTACACCATGGTATGTCATCACTAAAAATAACTACGGTGTCCGTAATATCTTTTAACCTATCAATAGCTTCATTAAAATATTCAATTGTTTGTTGATGATAATGGTTAGGGTGCCTTACATAATCACCACGTCTGACGTGTAATGATGTAGTCCTAGTTCTTAAAATTGTAGAATACTTCTCGTTGATTATTTTAAGAATACTATCTGGAATTTTAAGAAATTCTAGAATTTCAGCCCTATTATGTATGAAATATTTTTCACTTTGAAAAAACCCATTTACAATGAAATTATCTTTTGGTAAATCAATTGGTTGGTAATGAAGAGGGTAAGTAAAGGTTGGGAGTACTTCTCTTGGTGGCGTAGTATTCAGAATATTAAATATTTCCATATATTCCCAACCATGTTTTATAATTGGGTTATATTTGTTATCGTTATTAACTAAATTTAATTGCGCTGTAATATTAGGGAAACTACAATCAACCCCCTTATCTATTGCCATAGATTTAACTGCGGCAATTTCAAAAAACATATTTGCCAATCCACCTTTTAAATTACAATAAATCATTTATATAACCTTTTATATGGGGGCATACTACGAATTTTACCAACATTTTTATTAACATCACCCATAATAACTTTATGTTCATTTAATGGGTTTTGTTCGTTATAAACATAATTAATTTCAGTCATAAATTTATAATGTTCATCCCCTGACATTTCTAACATTGGATACATAAACGCCAAATCACAAGCAGCGTCCCAATAGTCACCATTTTCATCTTTTAAATCACCCAACTTAATATTTCGCCATAAAAATGCTCTCCACGTCCTAATATGAGATGCTGTAAATGTAGCCTTTCTAATGTTATTTATTATTTGTTCTTGGGCAAACCCCATAGCACCATGTGAATAAATAAAACGCCCATTAGCTATCCATATATCATCATCAGAATAAACCTTAGCAACTCGCTCTAACGTTTCACTATCTGGTAACCAGTCATCACCATCATCCTCTACAATAACTTCATTATCGTCAATAATGGAGTTATTCCTAATTACTTGGTCATAGTTACCCGATTGATAATGTTTTGTTTTGTTTTCTATAAGTATAAATCTATCATCACCTTCAATTAATTCTTTAGTTTTATCAACAGAACCGTCTGTTGATAAATCATCTGTGATATAACATGTAAAATCTTTATGTGTTTGTTCTTTTAATGATGTAATACATTTTTCAATATACTCTTCACCATTGTATAGTGTTGTTACTATTATCATTTTAATATTTCTTTATATTCATCAATAATTTGAGTTATAATTGACTCAGAATTAAATTTATTTATATCTTCAGGTACTTTATGAAATTCTTTACCTAAAACAAACCCTTTATCATCCACATTATATATCCAACCACCTTTACCACACATCCAACCTTCGATAGTTGTTCTACCTAAAAGTATACCAGCAGTCACATCAGCTTTTTTCATATAACTCTCAATGTTAGCTTGTGGGCCATAATAAATTACATGTTTTTCATCATTAATTATTTCAGATGCAGTAACACCATTCTCTCTACCAACAATCCATAACTCACCATTTTCTTCCTTAGTTTTACCAACTAAATCAACTAACATATTTTTTCTTAAATAATCAATAGTACCAACAAATAAAGTGACTTTCTTACCATTTACAACTTTAGTGTAATTAGTGTTAAATCTACTTGAATCAATTGGGTTGTAAACAACCTTAATTTTTTCTTCAGGTATGTTATGCTCCGAAATTAAGTAATCCTTAATTTCAGGTCGAATAGCGATATATTTTTTAATATTATCATGTAATATCGGGTGTTCCAATGAAATAACTTCAGAATGTATAGATGATATTGCTGGGATTTGAGGATATAATTGAGTCATTAGTTTAGCAACTGGTGTATGACTTAAATGCATAATATCAAAGTTAACCGCACCAATTTGGTACATTCTACCTTCAACTGATTGCTCTAATTTACCATCAGGTTGTTGTATTTGCCATTGACCATCACCCTTTTTATAACCTGGTGGTTCGTTAATATCAGCTAATTTAATACCTAACCTTTTTGCTTTTAATGAAAGCTCACCCCCGATGTTAGAACATATGGTTACATCACAACCTTTTTCAATCAAACCTTTAGCTAATTCAAAGTTATATAATTCAGAGCCAGTATAACTATTAAAATTTATGCAAGCAATTAAAACATTAAATTTATGATTAACACCAAATTCTTTGTCAATCTTAACTGGTAAGTCATCTTTATATTTTTCAGAAAATAAAACTCTATTTATTTCCCATTGGTCATTAGTTTCACCAATAGACATGTGGTTAATAACAATATTAGTGTGAACGCCAACTTTAACACCTTTTAAATAATTCTTAAAACAGAAATCAATATCATAAAAATGAAATCCCTCAACAGATTCATCAAAATTTTCTTTCAATCTAGATTTCATAACTGAAAAGAAAACACCATCAACCGAAACTACCTCTTCAATGTTATTACCTTGGTCATCACTATATTTAGATAAGAATTTTTTATCTTGATGTGTGTGCCATACTCTACCAAACATTTGTTTGGGGTCTGACCACCATTTACCTGTCTCTGGTAACAATTTAGTTCCAGCAACACCTAAAACACCATAATTAGTGGTGTCATAATTTTTCTGTAATTTTTTAGCGAATTGCTTAGTTTGAATTTCGATGTCGTGGTGTAAAAAAACCACGATATCATATTTAGCTTCATTCAAACCCCTATTATATATTTCAGTTAACGAGAATTTACCTTCATTCTTATAACCAAGAAATTCAACTTTAGGGTGACCAGCCATTTTCTTTATATGTTTACTAAATTCATTTAAATCGTTTTGTGAAGAGCAAACAATACTTATCATAATCTTTATTTTAAACAAATATACTAAATAAATAATAAAAATCAAGTTAAAAGTGATTTTTTAATAAATAATTATAAAACTATCGGTGGACCAAAATGTGCGATTAAGTTAAATAAATCATTACATTCAATATATAATAAAGTGAGATTACTTAAAAAAAATAATAAAATATAATCAGAAAACGACAATATCGTACTCAGCTTGCTCTAATAATTCATTATAAGCTTTGGTTAATGATACGCCATTATTAATATATTCAATTACTTGAACTTTAGGGTGACCAGCCATCTTTTTAAGATGGTCAATATGTTTTTGATTATGTTCTCTTGTACAATATACTATACTTATCATTCTATCTATTTTCCTGTTGAACCAAAACCACCTTCACCTCTTACTGAGTCAGATAACTCATCAACTTCAACAAAAGAAATTTCAGGTTTTGGTATTATCATTATTTGTGCAACTCTATCTCCACTAACGTAACCACTAATTTGAGATAAGTCATTTGCTAATCTTTTGAATTTACACATTATTTCACCTCTATAACCAGAATCAATAACACCTACAGAATTAGCTAAAGATAATTCTAATTTACTAACACTACTTCTTGGGAAAATTAACCCAACATACCCGTAAGGTATTTCCATAGATAACCCCGTATAATATACTAAATTATCATATTTATCAATAGTTAATGATACCGCAGTTAAATCCATCGCAGCATCGCCATAAGTACTATAGCTTGGTATAACTGCATCCGCATGCAATTTTTTAATTTTCACTTCCATATTACTTAGCCTTATGTTTTTCTTCCATAATTGCTAATCTAATAGCCAATCTTAATACATCACCAATTGTTGAGTTATGCCATTCTGATTGAGCGTCATCAACTTTATCGAAATTAACGATAGCTGAGTATTCTTCTTCAGATAATTCAATATCACAAGATAATGCATAATACGCTGAACGTTCACCAACTCTCATTGAAACAATATCTTCATTGTAGTTATACATTTTACCTTGGTTATCTCTATGCCATTGAGATGTTTCAGGTATGTATAGTTTTACCTTTCCAATTGAATGTAATAAAACTACTTTAAATAAAGAATCCACATCGATTTTAAGTGAACCTATTAGATTATTTTCGTTGATTTTATAAGCGTGTTTCATCACCCTTAATGTATGGTCAACTAAACCACCTTCAAATGCGTTATGCAATTTAAGCATTGTAGATGCTGGGGCTTTGATTATATCTTGACCCAATAAATCAGTTAATTTTTCGGTTAAAAAACCATGTTTTTCTGCGGTCTCAATATACTTCGTAGTATTTGAAACGATTTTTTCTTTACTTAGACTCATTATTTGTTATTTATTATTTTTTTTAACTTTTTCAATACCGTCCATAATTTCTTTAAACGTATCTTCTAAAGTGATACCATCAGGTAGTGATTCTCTGATTTGAATTTCGTGCTTTGCTTCAGCTTTCTTAATTTCATCCATATAAAATTTAATCTCTGGTGATAACACCTTACCTTCTTTATATGGATTTTTAAATCATTTTTCATTTTTTTGATACGTTTTAACTTCCCTTAAAGTCGAAACTACTGATAGTTTACCATCATCATAATCATCATCACCTAAAGGGACATATTTAACATCCACATAACAATTGTAATCTCTTTTTGGCTCATAATTGAACATTATTCTAAATCGTTCCTTATTTGCTTCTAAATAACTAATTAAACGGTCTTCATTAGTAACCACTTCGAGTCCTTCGGGTTCTTCGATTTTTTTAAAAAAGCTTATAAATTTATTAAGAATTTTATTCATAAAGCAATTATACTACTTTTTAGCTTCAAAAACAAGTTTTTTGTAGTATTTAGCACGATTTTCAGTAACTTTATCCATTGAATAGGTATTAATTACTGTGTTATATAAGTTATCGCCAAACGTTTTAATCATTTCAGGGTTTAAAATTAACTTTTTAAGATACTGATACCATGATTTGTGATTTCTATGTGAGTCAACCAAGAAGCCATTCTTAGTTAAATCAACATCACCACCTTTTAAATATGCGTTTTCAATGTCAATTGTGTAAGGTCCATAATTTTGAGCAATTAAAGCTTTCTTATGAAAACCACTTTCAATCACCTTTAACTGACTTTTAACTTTATTGAATGTGTTCTCAGCTAATGGTGCTAAAGATATGTCAAATAAATTATAATTAGTTGCATAATTACTAATTGGTTTAGTCCATACTCTTCTGTAAGGTTCATTCTCAATTCCATCATATTCTTGAGTAACAAATCTATTAAGATGTTCCCTATATTCTGGTGATATTATTGAATAGTTATTAGTGAATATTTTTTCATACTCTACCCACACAGTTTCATGTGGTAAAATATCTCTTTGTTTTTGTTCACCAGTTTTCTCATTAATTGTATTAACTTTACCCCTAATATCAAAACCACAAACAACAAATTGTACCTTATCTAATAACCCATCACTTTTAAGTTTGGAAGAAAGTTGATTCAGTAACTTTAAATCGTTTAGGTGACTACTACCACCTAGCCAACCAATTCTAATTCTATCAGATTTTTCTGGGTTTGGTATGTATTGTTTTTCATTTGGGTCAATAGCATTTGGTATTATCTCAACATTTTTATTATACTTTTTTATTTCATTAGCAAAAAGTTTTGTTGTTGTAGTTACATTTTCAGCATTTTTAATATTATTTAAAATATTAACATCTATGTTATTATTTTTAACAATGTGATATGCTGGGTGAGTTCTATCTGGTAACCAATAATCATCTAAATCCATTATTGTTACAACGCCTAGTGATTTAATTCGTTTAATTAAATCTTCCGTACCTTCATAAGGACCTAATGTTCTGTGGTAATGAATTACATCATATTGTTTTATCCATTCATCATCATCTAACTTAGGTTCATATTCAATATCCACATGAAATTCATCTGGGTATAATTTTTCTAAATGTAAGTTTGGTTTTGTTGAACGGAAATAAGAAACTCCAGTTCTATCGCTTGGTACAACTAATACCTTTAATTTTTTACTCATTTTTTAATTATATTTACATAAGTATAATTAAAAATTTAACATAAGTAAATAAAAAAACCCACATTAATGTGGGTTTTTTTATATTATTTAGTCGTTTTTTGTTTTACTTTAATCTTACCTTCTTTTATTAAGGTACTAATTGTTTTCTTAATAGTATTCTCAGTTAAATTTTTGGTGAAAGTAGTTGCCATAAATTCCAATAACGCCCCTTGTATCTTATTATCTAATTCCGCTTCAGTCATAGTTATTAATCTTTGACCTTGTGAATTAACAATTGAAGTTTCATTTATTGATTGTGAAACTTGTTGTGGTGCTTGTTGTGATACGTTTTGTGGTGCTAATTGTGGTTGAACTAAACTTTTAACATCTTCTAATGTAAATGTTGGTCCGTTACCGCTACCCATTTCTAATTTAGGTATTGGGTTATTAATCATAGCATTTTTTATTGCATCAGGCATTTTACTAGTATGTAAATTTGCGTAGTTATTACCCATAGGTCTAGTTGGGTTACCTTGTGGTGCTGCACCATCTGGCAATGAAGCCAATAGTTCAACGTTACCAGATATGGTTTCATTTACTCTACTATGGTCTACTTTGAAGTCTGTACCATTAACTTTATCCATTACTTGCTTAGCTCCACCAAGCATCGCTTGTAATCTTTCTTTACTTATATCACTCATATTTCTTAAATATTTAATTCTTCGTCTTCAACACCTTCTTCATCCGCTACTTTATTGCTATATAAATTACTATCTTTGTAATCATTAGCAGTTGGGTAATTGATTTGTGGTTTATTTTCGTTACCACCTATGTTATTACCTATGTTATTATCTATGTTATTATCTTGAGGGGTTTCCTCATTATCATCACTTCTATTTTTAACTAGAGGCTCATTTGTTTTTTTAGTGTCTAAATCACTTTGCCATTTGGCGTGTCTATCTCTATATTTATCTAAATTCTTATCACTAAATATAGCCATATTAGCTACACCACCATTATTTGGTATGTTAAGTGTTTTATCACCTAAAGCATTATATAATTCATCAGGTGGTGCATAAAATTTAAAATTAGTTTTAGTTATTTCCATTTTATCAATTAAAAATGTCTTCCAACGAATTGTTTTACCATTTTTATCCTTTTTTAAATTTGGCCCAGATATTTGATAAACTCTAACTGCTGTATTATTCTGAGACGTTTTACCCATTGCCAAAATTTGACAATATCTAGGTCCACTATTACTATCTATACTACCATCTTTGTAGGTGATATTAACCGCAAGATTACCATTTATTACATCTTGAACGGTTTTAATATCGACTGCTTCTAATATAACCTCTTTATATAAATTGTAAAGCTTCATTTAAATTTTTTTATTCTATAACAACTTGACCCTCATTATCACTAGTATCTGGATGCGTGTAACTATTACCATCATTATATTGATTAATGACAGTATTGCCTATTCTACCTGAACCAGCAAAGTTAGGATGACCATATATGTCATGGTAACCACCACCGTTAGCACTATCAAAAGGAACTCCAGTACCTTTACCATTAATTGGTGTAGTGTCGTCACTCTTAGCGTTTGTGTGTGTAGCTGAGTAGTTATTATTAATGTCGTTATTATTAAACGTGTTGTTCGTTAATAATTGTTGTCTTGCCGCAATTGCAGCTTCTTCTAAAGCGTTTGATGCCATAATTAATTGTTTTTGTTTTTAGTCATGTATTCTATTAAATATTTGATAGAATCAATTTCTTTGTTATAAACTTCATTTTTATTGTTACTCGACTTATAGATAGCGTCACCTGTCATAACATTCCTTAAAGTACTACCCTTAGTGATATCAATCATACCACCATTTGGATTTGTAGGATTTGCATTGTCATTATCCTTTTCGTGGGTTTTAATAAATTGATTTTCTAAACCCCCATCCATTTTAATCTTTTTTGACTGTTTTATACTATCCCTATTTTGACCAAGTGTTTTATCAACCCAAAGTTGAGTTGTTTTACCACCAATCAATTTATATTCATCATCATTACCATCACCTTTATATGAATCAAAATAATTCTTCAATCTTTTCATTTGAGAATATGTGACTTTCCTATCTGATACAATATCATTAGCCCTTTTAAACCCCTTTGTGTGTTCATTATTCACACTGATAAGTTTAATAGATTGGTTAATCGCATTAAATACTTTATCAGGTACTTTGAAAATATTATCCTTTAATTTACTATTAGGCATTTGGTTTTAATTTACTATTAATGAAATTTAATATCATTTCTATTTTATTAATATCGTTTGATAAACCATTTAGTTCAACACTTTTTACTAAATCTAACATTTTTCTTGTTACCCCATCTGGCAACTCTTTAGTGTCAATAATTGAATTATCATTAAAATCAGTATCTAAATCTTCTAATAATGTGATTGCTTTATCCTTTGCTATTTTATAACTTGCTTGAATTCTACTACCCATAGAGCGACCACCAATACTATTAACATTATATAGCGGTCTATTCGGTTGAATAGCTGTGTCTGCGTGTTGGTCAGTTGTATTTTGTGGTGCTGTTTTAATCTCACTATTATTTACATTCTTTTCATCACCAGATATACTACCACCCAAACCATTTACTAACTCATCAACTATTTCAGTTTCCTCCAAGTCACCTTCCAAGTCATCTTTGACTTTTTTTATCTTACCTTTTGGTTTGTATCCTTTAATATCCCTTTTCTTTAAAGTTTGCATAAATACGTTTTTATATAAATATAAGCGAAAAAGTTAATATTTATATAAAAACGTATATTAATGTCTTTTGTAACTAAAATAGATTATTCAAATAACCGACAAGTAAAACAATATGAATCAACTAACACACAACTCTCTGGGTCAACAGACTTTGGTGTGCATTATAGTGGGCTCACTGGTGGGGTTTTAAATTCCTCTATTACAACAACTAGTACTTTAATTAATATTGTCTCTACTTTTTCTGGTAATTCTGACACAACTAATATCACTTTTGGTGATTCTAGGATGGGTTCAGGTGCAATTACTTTAGTTGCAATAACAGATTCAACTTCAGGTGATACACAAAATGGGTTTGGATTTCAAGGAATTGGACCTTACCTTATTGATGGTAATACAATATATAGCGCATATACGGGTTCTTCATATGATTTTACAGTAACTTCAATTGAAGAGGTTGGTGTTCAAGAATGGACTGGTGAAACTATCAGTAATAATATATTAATATTAAGTGGTGAATCGGCAGATTTTACTGATAGAACTATCTGGGTTGACGTTTTAGGGATTACAAGAACAAAACGATTAATTTTAGCTGATAAACCAGATTCTTTAACTGGCGTAACAACCGTTTTAACAAGGGATGAGCTTGGTGATATATATGAAGTTGAATTTAGTGCGATTACAACAGATAATTTCATAACTGGTGCCACTTTTAGTGCAACAACTGGTGAATTAATTATTACAACGGTTTCAGGTGATTCAATAACCACTAATTTAGATGGTAGGTATTTGCCATTATCAGCTACAACTGGTGATGATTATACTACTGGAACTACATTTAACTCATCAAGTGGTATTATTGAATTTACCAGGTTAAGTGGTGGAACATATAATACTGATTTAGGTTTCACTTCTGGTGATACAAGTAATTGGGATATAGCTTATGATGACTCTATTACTGGGATAACTGTAACTGGTACGGTTTCTAAAACTATTACTCTTCAACAAAAAGATGGTAGTACCTTAACGGCTAATTTCACTGATAATGCAGGTGGTGGTTCAGGTGATGTAGTTACAGGAATGACATTCAACACTTTAAATGGTGATTTAGAATTAAGAACATTATCAGGTTCGACAATAACTGAAAATTTAGATGATAGATATAGTCTTACTGGACATACTCATATTGGTTTATCAGATGATTATTTAACAGGTGGTACATTTAATGTAAGTACTGGTGATTTAGATTTAAACCTTCAATCAGGAAGTACAGTTACAATAAACCTTGATGATAGATATTTAACTGGATTTACTGAAACACCAAATACAGATGATTATTTAACAGGTGGTACATTTAATGAATTAACTGGTGATTTAGATTTAAATCTTCAGTCAGGTAGTACAGTTACCATAAACCTTGATGATAGATATTTGACTGGGTTTACTGAAACACCAAATACAGATGATTATTTAAGTGGGGTAACATTCAACACAACAAATGGTGATTTAACCCTTACTAGGGTCTCAGGTGGAACTATTGTTGAAAACCTTGATGGAAGGTATTTAACTGGGTTTACTGAATCACCAAATACAGATGATTATTTAACTGACCATACATTTAACACTTCAAATGGTTTATTTGAAAGTACCTTACAATCAGGTTCAACGGTTTCAGTTAATTTAGATGGAAGATATTTACCATTATCAGCTACAACTGATGATGATTATACTACTGGAACTACATTTAATGCAAATACTGGTGAATTAGAATTTACTAGGTTAAGTGGTGATACATATAGTGTTAATTTAGATGATAGATATTCATTAACAGGACATACTCATATTGGTTTATCTGATGATTACTTAACAGGTGGTACATTTAATACAAGTACTGGTGATTTAGATTTAAACCTTCAATCAGGTTCAACTGTTACCATAAACCTTGATGATAGATATTTAACTGGTTTTACTGAAACACCAAATACAGATGATTACATAACAGGTCATACATTTAATACAAGTACTGGTTTATTTGAAAGTACATTACAATCAGGTGGTACAGTAAGTGTTAATTTAGATGGTAGGTATTTAACTGGGTTTACTGAAACAGTAGAGTCAGTAATAAACCCTTTAAATTCTTATTTTGGAAATCGAGTTAAACCTGTTTCAGATAATGAAGGATTTTATGTAGAGAGTTCTAATAATAAGGCAACAGGATATCTTGTAAATAATACAGATACGGTAGGTAATGCTGCAATATCAGGTTATAGAGCAACTGTTAATGGAGATGCATTCAATGAGGGTGTCTATATAGGTATTCCAAATGATTCTTATTTTGCACCATGGTTAAGAGCGCATGGTCTTATTACAGGTAAGAACCTAAATATAATGGTTGGTGATAATACTGGGGATATAGTATTCTCATTAGGGAACACAGCAACTAATCAAATAACTGAAGGTCAA